GACCCCAATCAACGACGCGGAGCCAACCCCGGACTTGCTGCCCGGGGGAGCCTCACCGCCTGACTGGCTGGAGGGGGCTGCCCTTGAGAAGTGGCACGAGGTTGTCGCGGTCCTGACCGGGATGCGGGTGATGACGGTCGCGGACCGGGAGACGATTGCGAGGTACTGCGCCCTGTGGGAGCAGTGGAAAAAGAACTACGACGTGGTCAAGCGTGGGGCGGACGTGATCATCACCCGCGACGCCAACGGGGAAGTCAAGTATATGCAAGTCACCCCGTACGCCAGCCAGATGACCAAGATTGCTACGCTGTTGCTCCGGATTGAGCAGGAGTTTGGGCTGACACCCAGCAGCCGGTCACAGGTCACCATCCACGGGAGCAGAGACGATGACCCACTTGCCTCGTTTGCAGCGAAGCGCGGCCGTGGAGCAGGGGCTTGAGTATTACTTCAACGAGGAGAAAGCCGCCCATGTGGTGGAGTTTTTCCAGAAGTTCCTGCGACACTCCAAGGGCCGGTTCGCCAACAAGTCATTCACAGTCCTGCCTTGGCAGCGGTCGCTGTTGGAGGACTTGTTCGGGTGGGTCCGGGTGGCGGACGATTTGCGACGTTTCCGGGTGGCGTACATCAGCACCGCCAAAAAGTCAGGCAAGTCAACGCTGCTGTCCGGAGTCGGGCTGTACCTCCTGACCGCGGACGGGGAGCAGTCGGCTGAAGTGTACTCCGCCGCGGCTGACCGGGATCAGGCTGGCATTGTGGCCCGTGAGGCCATGAACATGGTGCGTGCCTCGCCGTCCCTTGCCCGGTCGCTGGAGGTTGTCGAGTCTCGCAAGACGATCACGCACAGGCGGTCATCCTCATTCTGGCGTGTCTTGTCCGGTGATTCGTTCCGGGCGGAGGGGTTGAACATTCACGGCCTGCTGTTCGATGAGTTGCACACGCAGCGTGACCGCCGGTTGTGGGATGCCTGCCGCTACGGCGGAGCCGCCCGTGACCAGAGTTTGCTCATCAGCATCACAACCGCCGGGCACGACCGCAACTCGATTTGCTTTGAGCAGTACCAGTACGCCAAGGCGGTTGAGCGGGACTGGCGGCATGACCCGCAGTTCTACCCCTGCATCTGGGAAACCCCGGCTGACGCTGACTGGGCCAACCCGGAGAACTGGCCCAAGGCCAACCCGTCTTGGGGCGTGACGATTGACCCGGCGGACTTTGCCGCGGACTTCCGCGAAAGCCTGCGGAGCAGCACCAAAGAAAACTCATTCCGCAGATACCGCCTCAACCAGTGGACGCAGCAAGACACGCGGTGGATCAAGATGGAGGCTTGGGCAGCCTGCAACAGTCCGCCGCCGGGGCCGCTGGAGGGGCGTGAGTGCTGGATTGGCCTTGACCTTGCGACCACTTTCGACACGTCCGCGATGGTGGCCCTGTTCCCGGCGGAGGACGGGACGTTTGACGTGATGGCCCGGTTTTGGATTCCGGGTGACAACGCAATCGAGCGGGAGCGGCGGGACGGGGTGCCGTATGCCCTGTGGGCGAATGACCCCAAAAATGGGCTGTCCATGACTGACGGGAACGTCACTGACTACGACGTGATCCGCCGGGACATCGTTGCTTTCGGCCAGAAATACAACGTGCGTCAGATAGCCATTGACAGATGGAACGCTACCCAGTTGGCCCTGCAACTTCAAGCAGAGGGGTTCGATGTGGTAGGGTTTTCACAAGGCGTTGGCGCGATGTCTCCGCCAAGCAAGATGCTGGAGAACCTGATTGCCACCGGGAGGCTCCGGCATGACGGCAACCTCGTGCTGTCTTGGATGGCGGGCAACGTGTCAGTGAAAATAGACTCCAACGACAACATCAAGCCGATCAAGCCCAAGCCGGGGTCACCGCAGAGGATTGACGGCATCGTCAGCCTCGTGATGTCCCTTGGGGCGTTCACGTCCAGCCAGAAGATGCAAGCAGCCACACCTGAGCCGGGGATGCTAGTCATATGATCGCAAGCAGGATTCTCTGGCTGCCTGACGGCACTGAGCAACGTGACTTCGGCTGGGACGGCGGGGCGTCCAGCCGCAACCCGTCCGGGGTCAAGATCGACAGCGACACGGCCATCCAGTCAACCGTCGTGCTGGCCTGTGCAAGAGTGCTGGCGGAGTCGATTGCCTCCCTGCCCCTGCACCTCTACCGCAGGACAACTGACCGGGCTGGCAAGACCATCGCCCGCGAACACCCTCTGTACCGTCGCCTGCACACGGCACCAAACTCGTGGCAGACCAGTTTTGAATGGCGGGAGCAACAGGTGCTTTGGCTGGCGTTGTGGGGCAACTCGTACAACGAAATCCGCCCGGGTGCCGCCGGAGCCGTCAGCGAGTTGTGGCCGCTGCATCCGTCTCGCATGAAGGTGGAGCGGATTGAGAACGGCCGATTGCGGTACCGGTTCCGCGATGAGAAGGGCACTGAGGTCATCTACAGCCAAGACCAGATCATGCACATCCGTTGGATGTCGGATGACGGGGTCAACGGCATGGTCCCGGTGGAGTTGGCCCGCGACGCCATTGGGCTGGCCCGTGCCTGCGAGATTCATGGCGCAAGGTACTTTGGGAACGGGGCAAGGCCGGGGGTTGTCCTCGTGACGCCCAACGAAATGAAGCCGGAGGCCGCTGCGTCCCTGCGTGACAACTGGGAGCGGATGCACCGCGGCCCGGACCGTTCAAGCAAAACTGCCGTGCTGACCGGCGGGCTGGATGCCAAGGAGTTGACGGGTGCCAGCAATCAGGAGTCACAGTTCCTTGAGACGAGGCGGTTTCAGATTGAGGAAGTCTGCCGCCTCTACCGGGTGCCGCCCCATCTGGTTGGCGACCTGACGCGGTCAAGTTTCAGCAACATTGAGCAGCAGAGCATTGACTTCGTGCAGCACACACTGCTGCCGTGGCTCCGCCGGTTTGAGACTGCGTTTGAGCGTGACCTCATCACTGATGAGACAATGTTCGCGGAGTTTGACACCCGCGGACTCCTGCGTGGCGATGCGACCGCCCGGTCAGCGTACTACCAAACGCTGTACAACCTTGGCGTCGCGTCCATCAACGAAATCCGCGGCTGGGAAAGCCTTGACCCTGTTGACGGCGGTGACGAGCGGTTCGTGCAACTCAATATGCAGACCCTCACCGCGGCAACGTCTAGCCTCCCAGCCGCGGAGCCTGACACTGCTGCCCCGGCGGATGCTGCCCCGGCGGATGCTGCCCCGGCGGATGCTGCCCCGGCGGAGGCACCGCAGGTTGCCGACATCTCCCTCAACGGGGCACAGATCACCGGGTTGCTTGCCATCCTTGAGGCCGTCAGCGTGGGGACTCTGGACAAGGCCGGTGCCGCCGCCGCGATTGCCGCCGCGTTCCCGTCCATCAAGCCGCCGCAGATTGCTGCCATTCTCGCTGGCGTGCCGGAGAAAGCCGCACCCCCCGCTGAGGAGCCGCAGCCGATTGCGACCGTCTCCGCCGCGGGGTTCAGGACTCTGTGCCGCTCACTGGAGGGCGGAGTGGAGGCACGGTCAATCACCGTCTCGATTGACTTTGACGGGACGTTTTCTGCGGACCCCCCGATGTGGGCCAAGTTCATCCAGTCCTGCATCGACGCTGGCAACCGCGTCCTGATGATCACGCGACGTGAGGACACCCCCGAGAACCACGAGTACGTGAGCAAGACGCTAGGCGACGCGGAGGCACTTCTGGACCGCGTGATTTTCTGCGGGCTGGGGAAGTCCAAAAGCCAAGCGGCGGATGAGGCTGGCGTCAGCGTTGACGTTTGGATTGATGACGTTCCAAGCACGGTCTGAGCGATGCCCTACTCAATCACAAGGACAGATGCCTGCCCGGAGGACCGCCCGTTTGGAGTGGTCAAGGACAGCGACGGCACCGTGATAGGGTGCCACCGCACGGAGGATTCCGCGGCGAGCCAAGTCAAGGCACTCTACGCTGCTGAGGCTGATGCGGCGGAGGGGCGTGACAAGTATGGACACATTGAGTTCAAGCCGCCATCTGGCGTCAAGCAGGAGGCCGCAAAGGGGCTGTCGTGGCGGCGTGAGTTTGGCCGCGGGGGGACTGAGGTTGGGATTGCCCGTGCCCGCGACCTGAGCAAC